TGTGTAATAACCCTAATTTTGAAATGCTGCGACCCCGGGGGTCGTTTTTTCAGTTAAGGGGGGTCGTTTTTGCAGTTAAGGGGGGTCGCTTTTTCCGGTTAAGGGGGGTCACTTTTTCTCCAAGGGGGGGTCGTTTTCAAACCTAGAGGGGGTCGGAATTTTCACAGAGGGGGTCGTTTTGTTTTGACAGTGCCATCAGCCTGCAAAGAGGGCTAATAGTATTCCACCAACCAAAATAACAACTATTGCTACAGCGCACGCTTTTGCAATTACAACAAAAACGGCAACTCCTGTGATCCAACGCAAAAGTAGGCAGCCGATTGCTAGTGTTATTGATCCAGCTACTAATTTACCAGGTAAGGACTCCAACCCGGCAGCTATGAGCGCACATATAATAATCAAGACAACCCAAAACACGTCAAATACCTCCGTAGCATTTTTCTTTATTATATAAAATCAAGGAGACATATGGTTGTCCTATCTAAATAATTCTATTAGCACTATTTGATTTCAAACATAAAAAGTGAGGCACGCCATTGTAGTCTGGCGTGCCCCATACAATGAGAACTATACGAATGATCTAACAAGACTTAAGAACTGTAAATTTGTAGAAATAGGTCATTTATATTCATAACCTAAAATCTGCCAAACATGAGGTTGGCCGGATTTGCGCTTGGGGCAAGTAGTACCAGGCACAATACCCGCGGCTAGATGCGTCACTCTGTAACCACAGTATTTGCACTGTCTGGTCACATACTTAGTTTTTTTAGGCGCAGCTGGTTTTTTAGAGGAAGACTTACTCGCCGAATCCGCCAACATAGAACGCAGCATTGCATTCTGTCTTTCAAGTTCTAATTCTCTTTTGCTTTTACCAAACAGACCCATATTTTAACACCTCACTAAGATTAAATAATATAGCAAATTATGTACGCTGCTACAATTGCAATTTTTAGCCATGTCGGCCATTTTCTCGATAGCCACATATAGCCAAGCATTACGATTTGGCTACCAATGTACAGAATCCAAAAAAGGAAATCCGGCAGCCAAAGTATTAGATTAATAAATACCAATGGAGAAAATAGAACAAGCAATGCAACAACAACCCAATCTTTGAGCTGACGCTTTGCGGGCGTACAAATCTCAGAAAGTTTTTGAGGTTGATCGATATGACTATTATCACCATTTTTCGATTGCTGACCCGGGTTATTCATACTGCCAATTTGCTCAAACTTGGTACCGCACTCATCGCAGAACAGTGCATCGTCTGCCAATTGTGTACCGCAATTATCACAAAATTTCATAATCCTCACTCCTTCTTGGGTGATCCACATTTGCTGCAGAACTTACCCTTGTTCAGCGAACCACAAGAACACTGCCACAAAATGATGCCTGCATCTTTTTGTCCACCGCAGGACGAGCAGAAATTATCATCATTTATGTTTCCACACGGGCATAGCCACTGTTCCTGCACAATTGTGTTGCCTTGCTTTGGTGTCTCAGTAGGGTCATTGCCTTTTTCAGCATTGCCGTTCAACCAGGAAATCACCTCGGAAAGGAATGCTGCACACGCATTTCCTTCAGCATCACTAGAACGATAGGACACACGGTACTCACCCCTGCTTGAGGAGATGATTACATCGGTCAAGCCTGTAGATCTACGACAAAAGGCACCGGTTGCAGTGTTCAAAGGAACAACCGCGTTTTTACAACCAGATATGTTAATATAAATATTTTTATCTGTTAACACGAAGCCTTCTTTTGCACTACCAAAAATCGTTTGATCCTCCATCACCAAAGCTACTTCTCCGCTTCCAATGCGAGCGTATGCCGCTTGGGCCTTGGGAAGTTTCTTCTCAAAGGATTCCGATCTATAGGTAATATAGCCAATAGTATTATGCTTAATAGTAAGCGCAGATAGTGCATTTGAGAGTTGGATTGGGGATAATTCATTCCACGCTTTGTTTAGTCCTTCCAAGCTTTGCGCTACTGCTTTATTGAGCTTATCCATTCCGGTTTCAGTGGGGGCAGCAATAGTTGCTGCTTGTACAGTATTAACCTCTGGGGCTACCGGAGTTGCCACATTTGCTGTGCTATTAACAGCAGGTGCGGAAGGTTGAGCCTGAGCAACCGCAGGGGCTACAGGGGCGGCTGTGGGAGCGGCTACGGGAGCGGGCTCCTCACCGAAACACGCTGCTAGTTTCTGGTTGAAGGTACTTTCAATTTGAGCCAATGGTGCCTGCATACTACGCTTGCAGTTTGTCACATAGTTAATAATCTCTGCAATTGCAGTGGCAAGATGACCCTTTCCAGCATAAGGCAGTTCGCTATGTACATCAATAGTTTCTGTGGCTGTAACAAGGGAGATTCCACCCAGAAGCATAACCGGCTTTACTTGTGTGATTGTTTCGACAGGGATCTTTCTCTGGCCAACATAAACACTTAGATTGGTGATGCTGAGTGTTGGCTTCGGTGCTTGGCTGCCATTTAGCAGATAAATACCAAAGATCTGTCTTTCAACATCAGTCCAATACTGACCTCTGAAAGTATCATTTTTCTTGTATTCTGCCAGGAACTTTTCACCTTGGATATATACTTCCGGCTTATAGTATTCTTTCATTCTTTGCCGCATCGATTGAATGGATGTGGATGCCGCGTCTATAATCGCCGGAATAAACTGATTGCTGAGATCCGAAAGAGCTTTATTATGCCATTTAATAATATCGACCAGTTCTCTCAAAAGATCCACATGTTGCTGAGCATCATCCTTCTTGGAGACATAAACATCGAGTTCAGTTTGTAACTCTACTAATGCCTGCAGAGGCATTGCCACAAGTGTTTCTTTTTTGCACTTCTGAACCAGTTCTAAATAATAGAGATCGCTATGCCGCACCTCCATTCGTTCTAAATATGGTGCTGCATTTTCTGCTCTAAACCCATATTTTTGAATCTTGGTACGCATTTTTTGGATATCTTCAATGGAAGAATCATCCAATTTGGCACAAATTTCACCAAGTCGCTGTTGCTCAAGTACATCTAAATACTCAAGTATAATGGTCAACCGATTGTTTAGTAACTCTGCATCAAATGAATAGTGCTTAGCTTCATATACTGCCTTCTTGAGTTGATCGTGAGACATATCAATCAATCCGGTACTAATTCTATCCAAATTGGCTTTCTGAGCCTCAACAATTTTCTGCCGAACATCCGCCTCAAAAGCAGCACGATCTTCGTCAGGCATTTTCTCTTCGGATATCGACTGCAGCAAAGAAATCAACGCATCATAGTTACCAGTTGCTTGGGCAATTTTCTCTCTAATGGTCTGTACTGCTATCTGGTCCGCAATGTTAGACACGAGTGTGGACTTTTCTTCGTTTGGAATAAATCGATGAGTTTCCACCTGTTTTTTGATGTGAACCAGTTTCTCAACAGAAAGAGTAACAAGAATCGATTCTTGGCACTGCTGCAACAGCTCCACTGTTTGGGCATCCTTACAAGTGCGGATAAGATCAAGATAGCTGTCAATGCGATCAACTAATACCGCTTGCTTGTCTGCAGCAATATTGGAGGCAACCACTGCGTTTTTGCGCTCTGTCAAAGCATCAAAGTCAAGCTCGGACAGATTCTCATCGGAGCAGCTCTCAATAATCTTTGCACACATAATGCGATCATCCAGCAACTGGATAATAGGTGTAACGGCAGACTTGGTATAACGAAGTTGCTCGACCTTATATTTCAAGCCAATGAGTTCCTGGCTAGAGAGGTTTTCAGCGTCCGCAACGATACTCTCTAATTCAGCCTTCTCCACCGCGCAAATAGCATCTTTGATTCTATCAATATACCTCTGCAGCGTGTTATTGTCATAGGAGTAATTCTTTTCTGCACGCTGGATCAGTTCAAACAGTTCGTCCCGGGACTTTTGTGACAAATCGCAGCAAAGTTCGTCCAAAGCAATCTTTTGTGCATCAACGAGGCAAGTGTGAAGTGTATCACGCCACTTGACGATTACCTCGGTCATAAAAGCTCGATTTTTGAAATCCCCATCTAGGCGCAAAAGCTCGGCGTAATTAGTTTTATTCTGTTCTAATCTGCTAGAAACCTCACTCTCTTCCAAAGACACAACACAGGCAAGTGCTGTTTCTGTCCAACTACTAATCGTCTGCTCCAAATAGCCTGATTTAGGAAGCTCTCTAATCATCTTTTGGAGTGCCGTGCGATCGGACTTTATAGCCTCAAACCTAGCGGAAAGTTCTTCGCTTTCCAATGCCACAATTTTATCTGTAATCGGTGCGCTCCAACGCTTAATAGTATCCTTTGTATATGCTGATCCAACAGCAATCAATGCGTTGCGGAGAGCGACCAACTCACTTCGATCATTTCCTGCGGTTTCAAACTTAGCAGATACCTCATCATTTTCAAGGGTTGTGATTTTTTCTGTAATGATCGGCAACCATTTTTCAATGATGGTATCTTCAAACTCTGCCTCACCAGAAGAAACATCTTTTAACAGCTTTCTCAGTTCGATAATATCGTTCTGGGCTGTTTCATATTTGGCAGAAAGTTCAGCCTCTTGCGATACTGCAATTTTCTCGGAATAGGTTTTTAACCATTGAGTTTTAATGCTCTCGCCATAGATATTGCTTTTCTGAAGCTTCTTCCTTGCGCTGATCAAAGCATCCGCAGAATCACCACAAGATTGCAGCATTTCCGCCAGTTCATCTTCTTCAATAATATCAAGCTGAGAACGCAGCGAGGTTAGGGCACCCTGGATAGCATCCTTATCGAAAGCACCGAGGAAAGACTGCTTAATGCCAAACTTTGCCCGATCCAGCCAAGTAGGAGTTTCTGGACACTCGAAGGATTTCTTGCACTCTCGTCCCATTGCTACAAGTTGCTTCTTTTGACCCGCATTGGATGCTAAATAATATAGTGCCGCCGCACGATCTGCGATATCCTCTCGTCCAAACATAGCAATGCCAGTCAGGATATCGTCCAATTTTTCAACTTTATCCCCATCGGATGGTTTCCCGGGCTTAGGCAAAACAGGATCACCGCAGAAGACATCGTTCATAATCTCATAGGATGCGATATCATTTTCGGTAGCCTTCATTTTACTCAACTCAGAGTAATCCTTGGAAACTCCCACCTCGGACAGAATCATATTTGCAATGAGAGTATTTTTCATTACTGCCTCATCCAGGTCTGTGCCATTGGGGTAGAAACTCTGGAACAGGTAGTCTGTGTATTCTCTCATATTAGGTTTGTGATAACCTATTGTAGAAATATAGATTTGTCTTGCGGGAACATTAGCATTTTTATCACCGCACTCATCTGCCGCCCTAATCCACATTTCTGCTAAATCAAAGTCTTTTTTGACTCCTCGCCCCTCGGCATAGCAAAGAGCAAGATTAATCATAGCAGTTGTATGTCCCTTCCTTGCAGCTTTCTCAAAATAGCGAACTGCCTGCTCAAGATTGGGGGAGCAATTCAAACCGGACAAGAGCCAGGTGCCTAATGTATTACAAGCATCAATGTTACCTTGATCAGCAAGTTTCTTCAGATCAAGCACACCTACAGCTTGTTGACCGTTTATTACGGCAGCAAGTTCAACTTTCATACTGCTCATTCCTTTCCAACTGAGATAGTTTAATCAAATGTCATCCCAATCGAGAGTAACTGACTTCATTTTATGAGTAGAAGCTTTCGCACTGTATATCGTATTTTCAGCAATGCCGTAATCTCCAACTTTTCTTGCCTCAACCAGGCCTTCGTTTACTAGTTTCTCGAAGATACCAGCAAAGTTCACCCTGTCTGTGAAATGCATCAACTTTCTGCGCCGGAGATATTTGACGCGGAACTCATTCATAATGACTGAGAATGTTTCCGGTTTCATATTCATCATGATATCAAGAATTGCAGTTTTGAGTGCTTCTTCGTCACTTAGGTCGATAAAATACAGTTGCAGGTAGTTTGCAAGTTGCAATTCATCATACTTGAATTCATCCTTAGGAATATCATCAAAGGCTATCAGAGAAACATCATATGCGAGTTCTTTTATCAGTTCCAGCTGAGTTTCAGCAATCTCACTGCCCATATCAGCGGCGCGTTGCATCATAGACAGTCCGATTTCCTTTTTGCCAAAAGTGCTAAACAAGATCTGCCCCAGGCTAAGAAGCGCATCTATATTCTTAAGAGAATACGCATATTTGTAGAGTGTCTGGGCTGCATCTACATCTCGTGCTAAAAAGTCATAACCGACCTCATAAAGTCTGCCGAGTCCCAAAATAGCATCTGTCGATCCTTTATTTGCTGCCTCAAAAAGGCCATCGATGCCAAGGGTTCCTCTTTTTACAAAGCTTGCACCAAAAATCGTGCATTGTGAAAACAGACCTAGCGCATCCGGATTAGAATCCATGCTGTCAATAATATCATCAACACTTTTAAATGTAGACTTTCCATACTTAACAGGATATGCCAAAGTGGTAGCGGCTTGTTCGCCCAGCTCCTCCAAACCGGCTAATGCCTGTTTGATTAATTCCGGATCTTTGTTGTCGCTCTCTAAAACAAAATCAATCTGTTTCTTGTACCATTCAATAGCACTTTTCCGGCTCTTCTTAACGTTTTTTCCTTCGTGGAAACAACGAGCGACAAGATAACGCGCCTCCGGATGACCTTGCTTTGCTGCCTTTTTGAACCAGTAAATTGCAGACTGCCCCTCGTCATCTTCACTGCATTCCTCATCTGCATAAAGAATTTGAAGCGACTTTCCCACCTCAATTTGAGCATCCACATCGCCGGATTCAGCGCGTTCTTTGATGGCAAGAAATTGATCCAACAACTCTTCCATATCTACTTCACTAGATGCAGAAGAGCTATTAGTCTGGGTTTCAAGGTCCTCGATTTTATCTTTAAGCTTTCCCACTAATTCTTCGTATTTTTCATCACCATCGAAAGCTTTTGCAATTAGGGGATAAATTAGCGTAAATTCAGTGATTGGGCCACCGATTACGTTGCCAAGAAGAACACTAAACTCATCTTCGTTTTCTTCATCACAAATATCTTCATCGAAAACGTGTACTGCGCGAAGGAACATATTCGCAGAGCCTTCATCGTTTTCTTCAACATACATTTCGCACCCATAGTCCCGAACGCCACAGGAATGCTCGTTTGCATAAGCCGCTATAGCTTTCAACGCGTCAACCGATTCGGTATCAGAATCATAGTTAACCGCAATCATCGCTTTTACAAAAATGCAGTCATCATCGTCATCATCGTGTAGAACCGTTACCATCGAAATGATGGATTCGCCAGTTAAATTATCGGATGAAACAAGCTTAAAAGTTGCTTCGTCATCATCATAATCAAACGCATACTCAACATCATTTTCATCAAGGTATTCCTTGATTTTAAGAACCATCGCCAATGAATAATTAACCATATCCCATACTCCCTTGCTTATTCAGGCTTAGTTATAGGAAACTTAACTCCACCGGAATTCATAATATCTGTCAACTCGCCATCAAGCGTTTCGGCAGTAAAACAATTAAACGTGGTATTTCCAATCATTTCCTTGACAACCCACTTACCACTTGCATTTTTAAAGTACATTTGAGCTTTGCTCTTTACGACCTTGTCCTCACGAACTACAGAAAGAGCGCACTCACCACCGACAAAACGCAGATTTTCTTCTTGAGAGAATTGCTGGATTTTTACATCGATGTACTGGCTAATTGCCGAAAGGAAATTGTCATAAGAGAGAGGTTCTTTTGAAACAAGGTTTACAAGAGCATCAAAGCCTAACTTAGCAAGGTCAAACCAGTCCTGATTAACGGCAGCTCTTACCATCGACATTCCTCTCTCGGAACCGGTCATACTTGTATCCTGAGCGTATGTAGAAAGATCATCATCGTCAGTATGCGGAATATTATAGGTAGCATTTACATTGTCTGCAACATTAATCGCAGTTTGAGCCACTTGCGCTAATTTGAACAGATTGAATTTCATAGTATCATCTCCGTTTTCGTTATACTCTGATAATAGTTGCTTAAGAACATCAGATGCATCGACAATCTTCTTACCACCACTGAAGGACTTCCTAATTTCACGAGGGAGTTGGGGGGATGAGAAGTTATTAACAGATGCAATTTCTATCCATTCGTTATCTTGCCGTGCATACAAAACGGCACAACACAAAAAACCGTTAGATGTTTTATACACATATGCGTTGCCGCCCCACGACTGAACTCCGTACCCTTTGTGCGCCTTAGATATGAGTACATAGAGCCATAATTCTAAAGATAAGTTAACCATACTCCAGATTAGGCCAGCTTAAGTTGCAGCTCTTCGGTGAGATCGACTTCGTTGCCTTCTTCCAAAGCGCGAATATAGTCTGGCACATCTTCCTCTTCGATCTCTTTTGTCAAAACATATTCTTCCCATTCAGTTCCATTACGCACATAGTTCTTGGAGATTTTCTTCAATTGTCCGGCAATCTTTGTTGCAAGAACTTTGGTGCCATAAACAGCTTTTTGCAGTTTCTCCTTAATTTTTGCTGCCGCCTTCTGAATCCATCCCAAAATGTTGTCCCAAAACAATGCACAAGCAACACCAACGGCAATGGCGGCTGTTGCGAACAAAGCCAATAAAAGCATAATTAAATCTCCTCTACTCCAAGTTGTTGTTTAACATATTGTTCCGTTACCACACGCTTTGTGATGGTTTCGCGTGTTCCAGCATTTTCTTTCTTAGCCTTAATAATGGACATTATCGCATCTTCAAAGAAACTCATATCCACTTTATCGGCACCCAGTCGAGCGGCTTTAATTGCAGCTGAAAATACAGCGTTTGCAATATCACTACCACTTATACCCTCATATTTCTCAGCTAGTGTGATAGTGCTGGCATTGGTAGGAAGCTTGCTAGGGATGTACATTTCCCATAAATGCTGCCGCAACTCTTTGTTGGGCAGATCAAAGCGGATCTGGTATCGAATTCTTCGTATAAATGCGGGATCAAAATTCTGAATAAAATTGGTAGTGAAAATAACGATTCCGGTATATTCGTTGAGAATATTCAAGAGAACAGACCTTGTTTGATTTACACTCACATCAGTTGATGAGCGCATATCAGTAACACGCTTGCTTAGCAAAGCGTCAGCCTCGTCAAAGATGATAACTGCATCTTGTGCGCTTGCTTCTTCAAATAATTTCTTAATATTCTTTGATGTTTCGCCAACATATTTGGATTCGATTTCGGCATAGTCAACGAAGATAATTTGCTTATCTAGCGCATCAGCAATGGCGTGCGCCGCCATAGTTTTGCCTGTTCCGGAATCGCCATATAAATTGATCGACAGGTTGATGCGATCTGCAAACCGCTCAGCGAGACCCCATTCTCCCATCACCACATCTTGATAGCTATAAAATGCCACGGCATCTAAAATGGCTTCTCTTATGTGAGTGTCCAATATTAGATCATCGAGAGAATATTTGGGCACCGTTGGAATCCACATTGCAGCTTTGTTCTCAGTAGTAGCTGTTTGGAATTCAGAATTTTTACTTTCTTTTCGGGGCTTTCTATTAAACCCTTCACCTGTAAGATCTAAGGGCATACAACCACACCTTTCTATTTATTTGTAATGTTCAATCATCTTCGATAGTTCTGCAGTAAATTCGTCAACAAACGCTTGTGGAGCAATCACCTTGACCCAGGCGCCTTGGCTAAGTAACCACATTCTTATTCCTGTCCCAAAAGTTTCTGCCTCAATTGTATATTTTCTACCTTCGCGCTCAATAATTTTAGCAGTTGGGATCTTGTCTAGAACAGCCTGGACGGATGGCCCAGTAAATTCAAATCGTATTGTTTGTAACTTTCCCGGGAACATAAATAGGCTCCGCTCACGAAGCCACCCTTCATCGAACACCGGAATATCGCCAGCCAAATACTGTTTGCGATGTACTGTAATTTCTTTGATACGATCGATGCGGAAATAATACGGTTTTTCTGTCTTTCCTTCAGTTAAAAAAGCTATAAGGTAAAAATAATAATCTGTGAAGAACACGGATGCTGGACGCAATCTATGCGTTACCCATTTGCGGTCCATTCGATAATAGTCAATTGAAATTTCACGGCGCTCATTTATGCAATTCACGATCTGCCACAGATAATCAACAACACTATGACAGTCGTGTTTGATTTCTGGGTAATGATAAATTTCTTTGCGAACTAATTCATTGAGCTTATGCCTGTCTTCCGGAGTAGTAAAGCGTTTGAGTTTCGCTGTTAACTCCAAGAGATCTTCCTTTGAAAACGCTCTTGCGCCGATCATCACCTCGACAAGAGCAAACAGTTCCTTGCTTGTAAGGAATTCATCCATATACAGGCGGTAGCATTTATCCTGGTGTGAATACTGCAGTTCCGTATTGCCCACCAATTCTCGATGATCCGCCAGAAAGTTCTTTAGGTCATTGATGCTGCGTGTAATACTTTTGGTAGAAACGGCATACTCATCAGCCATTTTTTGAATAGATAAATCTTCACCACGGAGTCCGCGAAAAAAGATTTCAAGCACTCTATCGAGTTTTGTGTTATCCATAACATAAACCTCCGTTTTATTGTCATTATAGAATTCGGAGGGGACAAGTGTATGTCCGAACAAAAATATACACGAATTATACCATATTTCTTTTGAAAATTCAATTGTTCGTTTTTGTTATCGCTTCTAAGCGTAGCAAAAAGTTAGACCGCAAAAATCTAACGACTTTGCGGTCTGTTTGACAGTTGCGATTTTCTCCCATTGCAGGTGCTTTCTGTATTTTATTCTACCAAGTATTCAGCCGTTAGTGTAATGCTGTTTATCGGCAGATTTCCCTTCCACCATAAAAGTGGAATACGATCTGCCCATCTCTGTGAACAACCGCCTTATCGATCGACACCAGCCAAAGCTTATCATCAAAGGCTTCCAGCACACCGTCCCTTGATGCCAACTCTTCCATAAAGGCTGCGATGACTTCTGCCTCTCGTTCCCGGTCTTGCTTTGTCTGCCGGAGTTGCTCCAGATTCTCGTTGGCGGCGGTGTAGCGCCGATCCAACTCGGCATACCTTGCAGCGTAGGTGGTTTGATCGATGGTGTTGTGGCTGTTCTCGGCTATGCACCGCTGGGTCAGTTCAACGACCACCGTCAGCTCCTGAGTGGCTTCTTCGATCTGCGCATCGATCTCCGTAAAGTCAGCCAAGGTAAGCAAGACCACCTGCAGATCTGCAAGTACCATATCCTTGCAATCAAACAGCTGATTGAAGGCTTCCACGAATTTACCCTTGATGATCTCCTCGTCCAGATTTGGGGTTTGGCAACGATCGGTGCCGGCATACTTACCGTTGCACCGCCATATGGTTTTCCGGTATGGCTGGTTGTTGTGCCACACCTTGCTGCCAAAATACTCACCGCAATCACCGCAGATCAGCCGGGAGGACAGCACGCTGTTTCCGCTGTACTTGCGACCTATGGCTTTGCGCCGAGCCATCTCATTCTGCACCAAATCCCACTCGCTGGGGTTGATGATCGCTGGGTGGCTATTCTCCACATAGTACTGGGGTGCTTCACCTTCATTCGGTTTCATTTTCTTGGTTAAGAAATCCACCGTAATCCGCTTTTGAAGTCTTGCATCACCGCGATACTTCTCGTTGGTAAGGATGCTCTCGATTGTACTGGCTTGCCAGGTTGACTTACCAGCCGGAGTAGGAACTTTCTCTGCTGTCAGCAGCCGAGCAATACCACCGGTTGTTTTGCCGCCAATGTAAAGGCTGTAAATCCGTCTTACAATCTCGGCCTCTTCCGGTACGATCTCCGGTAGGTCATCCGCGCCCTTACGGTAACCGAGGAAATTCTTGTAAGGCAGGAACACCTTTCCGTCAGCAAATTGCTTCCGCTTGCCCCAGGTAACATTTTCGGAAATGCTCCGACTTTCTTCCTGGGCAAGGCTCGACATAATGGTGATCAGCAGCTCTCCCTTGGAGTCGAGGGTGTAAATATTCTCTTTCTCAAAGTAGACCTCGACACCTTTTTCCTTCAGCTTGCGAACCGTTATAAGGCTGTCCACGGTGTTTCTCGCAAATCGGCTGACCGACTTGGTCACGATCAGATCAATGCCACCAGCAAGTGCAATGCGCACCATTTCGTTGAAGCCATCACGCTTTTTGGTGTTGGTGGCGGAAATGCCTTCATCGGTAAAAACCCCTATAAACTCCCAATCCGGTCGAGATTTGATGTACTGGGTATAGTAGTCAATCTGGGCTTCGTAGCTGGTCTGCTGTTCTTCGCTGTCGGTTGAAACACGAGCGTATGCCGCAACTCTCCGCTTTGCTGTTGATGCGGTGGGCATCCTTGTCATTGGATTGATGGATGCCGGGATCACTGTTACTGCTCTTGCCATTATGCTTGCCTCCTTGTTTTGCTAATCTGTCGTGCTGCCTCTTTCATTTCCGGGGTCCAGCTTTCTGCTCTGGATCGGTCTGCCCAGGTTGCTTCCACCTTCCTGCCGTCTCGCAGTTGGTAGCGAAGGGTGTTGTTTTCTCCCAGGCAGATCCGCTGAACTGTCGCAGCGAAAATATGCTCATCAAATTCCGGAAGACCCAAAACCTCTGCGGTTACTGCCATTAAGGTTTCCTCCGGAATCTGCTTGGAGGTTGGGCAGTAGGCTTTTCCCATTGTGTTGAAAGTTGAGCAGATCCAAACCACCCTTGCAGCGGTTCGTTTGCGCCGGTAGTGCTTTCCGCAGCCTTCGCAGATCAGCTTGCCTGAAAAGGGGTATGTTCCTTTTTCGTTTCGGCATTTGAAGTGGTCTGCCTTGCTGTCTGCAAGCCGCTGGACAGCCTCAAAGTCCTCTAAGCTGATAATCGGCTCGTGGGCACCGACTACATGGAACATTGGATATTGGCCTTTGTTCTTCCGTTTTCTCTTGGTGATGTGGTTTTCACGGTAGGTGGTTTGCAGGAGAAGGTTTCCGGTGTAGTTGTAGTTGTGCAAAACCTTCTGAACCGGAAAGACCGTCCAAGGCTTACCGGCTTTTGTGAAGATGCCACTTTCGTTTAGCTCCCTTGCAATGGTGATGTAACCTTTGCCGTCAAGGTACTCTCGATAAATCCTGCGGACGATTTCTGCCTCTTCCGGGATCACTTGGTAAGTACCGTCTACCAAGCGGTACCCGAGCATTCCCCAGCGCCAGGGTTTGCCTTCCTCAAAGTTTTTACGAATGCGCCACTTTTGATTTTCACTAGCGGATCGGCTCTCTTCCTGTGCGTAGGATGCGAGGATCGTCAGCATCAGCTCACCATCTGCACTTAAGGTGTGGATGTTCTGTTCTTCAAAGTAAACATCAACACCCAGCGTTTTCAGTTCACGAACTGTTTCCAGCAAGGTGACCGTATTCCGGGAAAACCGGGAAATGCTCTTTGTGATTATTAGATCGATGTTTCCGGCTCGGCACTGGGTAAGTAGTTCTTGGAACCCTCTGCGATCTTCCTTGGTGCCGGTCAAGGCTTCGTCGGAGTACACACCGCAGTACAGCCATCCGGGGTGGCTTTGGATGTACTGGCTATAGTAGCTGACCTGTGCGGATAGGGAGTGCAGCATTGCATCTTTTCCGCTGGACACTCTTGCGTAGGCTGCGACCCGTAACGCCAAGGACTGAACCGGCATTTGTGGAGCGACTTCTTTTATTGTTCTTTCCATATCTAATTCCTCCTTGTGTGCCACATATTACCTCTAAAAGTCACTAATAGCCACTCATTTATCGGTAAATCAGCGGAAAATACTGCACAAAGATATGGAATGTCTTTCGGCAATAATCGTATCAATTTTGTGGTATTCACCCTCGGTTATGATCCCACGCTTCAGCATCTCCCGGACAATGCTCATTGTGGTTTGATAGGCAATCAGATGCTTTCTGCGTTCATCCATCTGCATTTGCCCCCTTGCTCCGTGCCAGGGCATAGCATTCCCTTGAGCAGTATATCCGCTTCTTATTGCCGTAGCTGATAAACTCCTGCCCACATTGCGGACATACCAGTGTGTAGTATGCCTTCCGCTGCACCTGATCCAAGTGGCTGTTCCACCACTGGGTACGGCATTTGGCACAGCAGAATCGCCGTGTCCGTCCGTTGGGTACTTGCACAAAGGGTTTCCCGCAAGCCTCACAATGCCCCACAGTGGCTTCCGCTTGGGGTTTTGCTTCGATGGGATTGCTCCTCCGCATATATCCTTTCACAGCGTTAACGGACAAGCCGAGGGTGCTGGCTATCTTCTTGTACCCATACCCGCCTTCCTGCAACTTGTGGATCTGCTCTTTTTCAAAATCGGTCATTTCAACGCCTCCTTCCGGGGCTTCATACCTTTCCCCTTACTTACTGGAGAAAAGAACAACCCCTTCACCCACCCCTGGACATCAAAATGCCGTTTGGCCGAAAAAGAGACAAAAGTTGTGAGGTCGCATCATATATTCTTATGCGACCTCCCCCCTCAATGCAGGTGGCTGCGGAGCAGTTCCTTCAGCGCCACCATATTTTCGTACAGGATTGCAAACTCGGTGGGGGTGCAATCGTTGAGCAACTCCATAATGCTACTACTGCCGGTCTTGTCAAGGCTGGAGGAAGAGAGTAGCAGATGATCCGGTGTGGTGTTAAGTACGGTCGCCAAGGCGATGATTGTTGCCACAGACGGGGTTCGCTGTGCGGCCTCCAGTTTCCGGATGTACGTGTCAGATACACCGGCTAAGTCTGCCAGGGTTTCCTGGGAGATCTTCTCCAGGTGCCGGTACTGACGGATGCGTCTTGCGATGAGTTTTGTGTCCATAATAGTCCCTCCAAATAATTCTTTAGAATGAGCGGTGTCATTCCTCTAAACACTTTAAGGGGATCTCACAAAAATACAAGCATCCCGGAAAAAGCTGCGAAAAATAGCAAAAAATGCCTCCAATTGGCACTTCCAGTACCGCTACCGGTACAGCCGGTCTCTGTCGCAACCGTTAATAGTGAAGTATAATTTCCCTATTATCTGCAAAGGGAGCTTCCGTTATGGCAAATCAAGATGAAAAGCAAAGGATACGCCAACGATACCGAGGCGTCGCACTAGACGAGATAGAAAAGATCCCCGCCATCGAGGACAAGGACATATTTGAAGATGACAGTGATAAGCGCGTGGGCGTGTATGTGCGGGTCTCCACAGACGATCCCCGGCAGACCTCCTCTTTTGAGCTGCAAAGAAACCATTACACAGATCTGATCGACCGACGCCCGGGGTGGCATCTTGTGAAGATCTACGCAGACGAGGGTATTTCCGGCACCTCGCTGAACCACCGTGACGCATTTATGCAGATGATTGAGGATTGTAAGCGTCATAAGATCGATCTGATAATCACAAAAAGTGTGTCCCGTTTTGCCCGTAACATCTACGATTGCATCGGCCAGGTACGTATGCTTGCGGACTTAAAACCACCGGTTGGCGTTCTGTTTGAAACAGAGAACATTTACACCCTCAAGGAAGGCAGCGAAATGGCACTCTCCTTTATAGCCACCTTGGCACAAGAGGAGTCCCGAACAAAAAGTAGTGCTATGAATCTCTCCTATGAGATGCGGTTCAGCCGAGGTATCTTTATGACTCCGGAGCTGCTTGGGTACGATAAGGATGAGGACGGCAATTTAGTGATCAACGAAGACGAGGCACTCACCGTCCGGTTGATATTCTTTATGTTCCTCTACGGATACACTGTGCAGCAGATCGCAGAAACGCTGACCAACTTAAAACGGGTCACAAAGCGTGGAAATTACAAATGGACAACCAGTTCCATACTGGGTATCTTGCAAAATGAACGCCACTGCGGTGATGTGATCGCCCACAAGACCTGGACGCCCAATTTTCTAACCCATAAGTCAGTAAAAAACGAGGGTGAGAATCTAAAGAAGCCCAAGTACATAAAGCGAAATCATCACGAGAGTATCATTTCCCGGGATGACTTTATTGCTGTTCAGCAGCTCATTTCTTTCAGTGACAGAGGCAGAACCGGAATGTTGCCACAGATCCACGTGGTGGACAAGGGTGCGTTGCGTGGTTTTGTGATCATCAACCCCCGGTGGGCAGGGTTTACAGCGGAGGACTACCTCACTTCGGTAGAATACATTACCCCCTCTTTCAAAGAGGAGGTTATTGCCGATAGCACGGTCACGCCAGAGATCGGCACCGTGGATCTGCGTGGTTTTGAAATTGTCCGGGGTCAGTTCTTCGGTGCCAATCGTGCGTGTACCATCACGCTGACACCGGAAGTAATGCGGTTTACAGCTTCCTGCCTACAAAAACTGGATAACTGCCGCCTGATCGAACTGCTTTTTGATCCCATCCGCAAACTGTTGGTAGCACGACCTACTGCAAAAGGAAACCGGAATGCTATCGAGTGGTTGTATTTTGACGGCAAAAAATATCACGCCCGGAAGGTTCTCGGCAGAGCATATTTGCCGGTAATTTTTGAGCTTATGCAGTGGAATACAGAGTGGCCGTATTCTATCCAGGGTGAGTGTCTTGGCAACGGTGAGGACTCATTCCTGCTGTTCGATCTGAACGATGCCGAGGGTGTGATCCGGCAGAAAAAGGTTGAAGCCGAAACGGATATAGCCGTTCTCCCAACGGCAGGATCCCCAAATCAACCCGTCAAAGCAATGCCCCAGGAGTGGTTATCCAGCTTTGGCTCCGAATACTATGCCCCCGCCGCCATTGCTCCGGCAGAAGAGTCTCCGTCCGGCTGGAATGTGCAGGCTTCCGGTAAACCAATGCCTCGGAATGATAGCTTTGTTGCCACCAGCGAAGCAGATCTAAAAAAAGGCATCAGCTCACTTATCGAAACTATGACAGAAGGAAGTGCTGGCAATGAATGAACAGATGATGATTGGCATAGGTGATGCCGAGGCTGTGGAGGGTCTCCTCATTGATCCCGTTACTGGGAAAGAGGACGAATTTACCCCAGTGGAGAACTTCTCTTATGCCGGTTATCAAATCACCCGTGAGGAGTTCTTTGCCCACGCAAAGGAGCCGGCTCTATGTCTTTGTGAAAACAAGCTCTACGTCAACAAGGTGTGTCTGCGGAAAGCTCCGGACACCTCTAGAGTATTGGTGATGGTATCTCCGGAACAGAAAAAGATTGTTCTCAAACCTTGCTCCGAAGAAACGAAGGACTCTGTTCCCTGGATAACTGCCAGAGGTAATGCTCGGCAAGTTACCTGCAAGCCGGCCTTCTGCGCCCTTATTGCAGATTTGACTGGATGGAACTTAAATAACCGCTACAAAATGATCGGCAAGATGGTCCGCAACAAGGGAGAACGACTATTCATTTTTGATTTGGATGCTGCCCTCATTTACCCCAGGCAAGCAAAGCTGGACGAAGAAGGAAATATTGTTCACAGCAGACCGACCCGAGAGCCGGTGTATATGGAATCTTGGCGGCACCAGTTCGGATTGCCTGTGGAAGAGCATGAACGGCAATACTCCATCAATCGCTTTGATGACTATGTGGTTATTTCTGTGCAGGGAAAGAAACCACAAACCAAAAAGAAACCCGCACTAGATAAGGAGGACGCATAATGCAACTTATACTTACCGAGCCAACCACGGGCGTATCTGTTGATATCAAGAAACGCCGCATCCGTATTTCCCGTAAGATATTTCAGCAGCTGAATATGCCAGAGTATTTCCGCATTTTGGTCAATCCCAGCTCCAAAGGGATGGTGATTGAGGGGTGTCCGGAAGCTGCAAAGGGTGCGTATCAACTGTCCAAAGTTCCAACCCACAGAACTTCTTATGAACTGACAAGCACCAGCTTAATGGGAGAGCTTGTACAGGTCGCAGGATTTTCCGGACTGGATTTGGTAAAGCTGATCGGATATCCAATTGCGGGACAAGCAGCACTCTTTTTTCGCATGGAAACTCAAGCAAACGAAAGAGGGGTCTGATATGGCCGATACTACCTTTCAAATAGACACGGAGTTTAAACGACTATTACCGGAGCTGTCGGACACAGAGTTAAGCCAATTGGAGTCCAATATCCTAACGGACGGTTGCCGAGATCCCATTGTGGTATGGAATGGCATCATTGTGGACGGGCATCACCGCTACGATATTTGCAAACGGCACAAGCTACCATTTAAGGTTGAGCATAAGAGCTTTAGCTGCCGTGAGGAAGCAATCCAATGGATCTGTATGAACCAAATTGGTCGCAGAAATATTGCTCCGGAGCGGCTTCGATATCAGATCGGCAAGCGCTACAATGTGGAGAAGGTGCTGACCGCCCATAACCCAAGAGGCAAGAACCAGTATTCCGAGGTCGCATCAGGAAATATGATGCGACCTCCCCAAGATGTGCGAATGGGTACGGCGGCTTCCATTGCACGGACCTATAACATTTCTCATTTTGCAGTGCATACCTATAAGGACATTGCCATAGCCATTGATGCCATAGCCGAAAAAGATCGCCGCCTTGCAGATAAGTATTTATCCGGTCAGCTGCGCATCAAGAAAGATGACTTGATGACCATTGCCGGGATGTCCAAATGGCAGGTAAGGGCGCTTACCAACGGCCTGATCCGGCAGCGGAAAACAATATGCCGAACCCAAGATGTTTTAGAAGCACTCTCTACCCGCGATTTACAACTGGAAAACCAAAGTGCCAGAGAGCGTCGACAGGCACAGACCTTTGCAACAATGCCCTCCGTAAAGGATATGCCCGTTCACGATCCGGACGGAGAGGTAGCTAGCCTTTCCTTAACAATCCCGTCCTGGAACTCATCTATTGAGCGTGTATTCAACAAAACCAATATGGAGGACATTTCCGATAAAGCGAGGACGCAGTTACGGGTGGGTCTATTGACTTTGCGTGATAGCATCGACTTGATTTTATTAGCCATTGAGGAGGTAATGGATAATGGCGGATCAATATGAGTACAGCGAATTTGTCCCGGATGTTCATTTTGAACTGATCCCCATAAAAATGTTGGTATCCAATCAGACATACCAACGCCCCATTTCTGCTGCCCATGTGGGGAGAACTGCTCAGCACTTCAATGTCTACCAAATCAACCCGGTGAAGGTCAGCCGCAGAGATGGTACGAACTATGTATTTGATGGACAGCACACAATTGAAACTGTCGCCACCGCATCCGGGTCCCGTGAGACTCCGGTTTGGTGTATGATTTATGACGATTTGGAGTATGAGCAGGAGGCGGATATCTTTGCCAATCAAAAGAAGCACACACGGCCGCTGAAATCCATTGAAATCTTCAACGCTCATGTGGAAGCTGAGAACGATGTGCAGCTGACGATCAAGAGCATTGTGGAAAGCTACAATTTGACCATCTCCGCCCGGAAAGTTCCCGGCTGCGTCAATGCGGTAAGTGCGTTGGAATACATCTTCGATAAATACGGATATCAGGTACTGGATCGTTCCCTGTTCCTGTTGGTCTCAACCTGGGAGGGCGAAACAGATTCCCTGAGTTGCAATATGCTAAAGGGTGTCGCAAAGCTCATCGTTGCTTACGGAGACAACCTAAACGATGAGCAATTTGTGGATCGGCTTAGCAAAGTGTCCGTCCGGGAGATTATCCGCACCGCCAAGGATCGTCACGCCGGCACGCAAGGGTATGCCGAAGCAATGCTCCTTCAGTACAACAAGCGGCTGAAATACCCCCTTCGTTGGAAGTCACTCCACAGTAGCATCGATGCTCAAGCCGGTGTAAGTGAGGTAGACGAAAGTATGCAGATCAGTATGGGCGGTGGCTTTCTTGGTAGTCCTATGGTTGGTGTTTCAGAAGAAGGAGAAGATGTGGACGATGATGAGTTTGATGATGAAGCTGCACCGAACTATGACGGTGCGCTTCCAAACCAAACACTGATGGATAATCTCACTCTCAAAAGTAACGACTAGTTGCCCTGTTCTCTCTTTGTATTCGTTCTAAAGAACGCCCAAAATAACGCATAAGGAGGTTTTGCGAAACTGCCTTTGCCCCTATAATAATGGTTGGAATGAGCATACTCATTCTAAAGGAGGGGCTGCACATGAATATTGAAGCATTGGGCAGTAAAATACAGCAGTTCCGCGAAGCACGTGGTCTTACACAAGAGGAGCTGGCTGTTCAAGCGGGTATCAGTGTAAAGCACATCAGTGTGCTGGAACGCGGTATCAAACAGCCTAGACTCACCACCCTTGTAACCATCGCTGATGTTCTTGGGGTAACGCCAAATGATCTGCTTGCTGAGGACTACGAACACAGCGACTACCTCAAAGCCATCGAGACAAAGGTAGCACCGCTGTCCACTGAAAAGCAGGAAAAAATTTACAAGATCATCTGCACCGTATGTGAGGAATTGTAAAATACGGCTCTCATTACTTACTGAGTATTGGGAGCCGTTTATCTTTTTATATGACAGCGAAATATAAAATGGTTCTCGCAGAACTAGCAACTTGGCTCTGTGGCTCCTGTACCCTCTCCGTTCTCCCAGATATAATATTCTTGGAACTACCCGCTAGTTCTAGAAGGAGGGATTCGTGTGGATCTATGTGCAATTGGAGCCAGAATCAAAGCTGCCAGAGAGCGTGCCGGTTATACCCAGGAGGATCTCGCAGCAGAACTGGATATGAGTCCTACGCA